GCCTCTATTTTGCTTGACCATTTGCTTGACCATTTGCTTGACCACTTGCTTAAGCAAAATTTGTTGTGTCTATACGTGAATGAATTTTATTTCAACTATTCTACTATAAATCAAACGTTTACTCTTTTTTCTGTTTGTGTGTTAAATCAGTTTTGCTTAACCATTTGCTTAACCATTTGCCTAAGCAAAACAGAAATGAGAGTTATAGGGTACTATATATAGTATTATATAATAAGAAAGATAATATATTAATTAATAGAATATATATAAGGGGTTATAGGGGAAGATAAAAATAAAGGGCTATTTAAACATAGCCCCACGTCCTGTTAGTAGCCAGTCTCCGCTGACTCCAAAATCTTTAACTATTGGTTGCATCCAGGAAATTTGTAGTATTGCACGATCCAGATCTTTTCTTTGCGCTAAAAGGTTTCTTCTGTCTATATTGTACAAACGACAATATGTATTTACTCCTTTCAGTTCCTTTTTTTCTATCAGGGCATCAAGAGCAGAATAAAAACGGATCATTATCTGCTTTGTTTCCTCTGTTATAATTCTTGGTTTAGCCATATCATAATAAATCGTATTTCAAGTATTCCACATCCTTTTTAAGAGGCTCCAGCGTATCAGTTGGCTCATTACCTATCTTTGCCTTGTCAATCGCAAAATTCAGCACTCTCTGGGCTTCCTGGATAGCATCTGCATCTACAGGGGATCCATTTATGTAATCGGTGAAACATCTTTTATAAAGATCAATAACCAGCCTATTGTAATCTTCCATATCAATACTTTTTTTGTTTTATACCAAATGTTATACGGCATCTGCACATTTGGCAGCATTTCCCATCTGGGCATCCGCTTTTTTATACTGTTCTAATTGAGCCTGTAATTTGCCAATTTCTCTATTCAATTTCTCTATTTCCTTATCTTTTTCGACTAAAAGAGAATAGGGAGCGATCAGCTTCTCATTCATCATTTGTACTATTTGCCTGGAAAAGGCATCTGCTCCAGCCATCATAATATCCTGGGGGGTGGCATCTGGGATAGAAACACCCTCTTTTTCTTCTGTATAATACATGGATATATCTCCGTATTTAGACTGCAATATATCCAGTTTTTCGGGTGGAGTTTGCCTAATTCCTTTCTCTATTCGGGAAATAAAGTTCTGATTACATGAAAAAAGCTCTGCTAAATCAACCTGGGTTAATTTTTTATCAAGTCTAAACCTCTTTAAATCAAATGTTTGCATATAAATATAGATTTTATCCAGAAAATATATCCAAATATTATTGTATAATATGGATATATATCCTATATTTGCACCATAAACAATTTAATAACATCACAAACATACAAAAAAAGTGTGTAGGTGATACATAGAATATTTAAAAAATGGGAAAAATAACAGAAAAAGACTATCGGTCATTTTCTCAGATCTACAAAAGTTTACCTGAGAGAAATGTGGTACAAGCTCCTAAGACAGCATTCGTTAAGGAGATTGCTAATTTGTGTATGTGTAGCACTAATACTGTGAGAATGTGGATACAGGGAGTTCAAAACCCAGATCCTCTTAAACAGAAGCTAATAAGTGAGAAATTAGGCATTCCACCTGAAACATTATTCCCCGCAAAAAGATGAAACCTATCGAATTTTACACAACTCCTGAGGGTGATGTTACAATGCGTCCACTTGGTGAATCTGAAAGACAGCTCAAAGAAACCGACACTGAATTTATTCAGTCTTTTCTGGCTGTTCTCAGGGAGTTCTATCCAGAGGCTTATGAGGCTTTGATGGATAGATATTCAAAGAGTTCAGATAATAAACGTTATAGGGATTTCTTGGCGGTGCGTATGTTTATCAAATGCAATCTGGGCTTATACGATAACATGATAGATGTTGATGAGAACTGGAATTTCAACTTTGAATTTGTATCGTGTCCTTTGAGGGGTGAATGTAAGTATGATAAAGTTATCTGTTCCCCTAAGTTCAACTCAACACTATCGGAAAGGCAGCTGGAAGTAATGAAAATGCTTTATCAGGGAGAAACCGACTCTGAGATAGCAGATAAGCTGTTTATCTCTCTTAATACCGTGAATAATCATAAAAAGAACAGCTTTAAAAAAGTTGGTGTACACTCAATGCCTGAGTTTATGCGGTATGCTATGGCTAAAAAACTTTTCTAATAATTTTTAAATGCAACACTGATGAAAATTGAAACTTTTATGAACCTGGCTTTTGGCGTGATCTTCTTTATGCTATTCTTGTGTAGCTTAATTGGAGGTATTCTATGCCATGCTTATCACCAGTTTTTTCTGGCTGCTATGACAGCTATTCTATCCTATGTTCTCTACAAAGATGATTATCTGGGAGAAAGTGTACAACAGTATTTCAAAAGACGTAAGGAGGCTATAAAAACTGCTCGTAAATGATAACCCTGGAGCTTTACGAACTAAAGAACCTATGTATGGATATGGCTGCTTTAGGAGCTGCTAATTATGCAAAGATGCTCTTTCCTGCCAAAGATCTTATTTCCCAGCGTGAAGCCTATAGGCAATTTGGTGAGGCTGCTGTAAAAGACTGGGTACGGAGGGAATTGGTTAGTAAAGTCAGAAATGGAGCTACTAAGAACTCTAAAATTCTCTACTCCAGAGCTGAGCTTCTGGCTGTAGAAAAATCCGAAAAATTAAACTTCTATTTAAACAATAAGTAATTATGAAACAGATCTTTTTAAAGAAATTGGTGATTAGGAACATTAAAGGGATAAGAGATCTTACCATTGATTTCACCGATCAGGAAACTGTAATATGTGGTGATAATGGAACTGGTAAGACTACAATCATGGATGCTTTCCTATGGCTTTTATTTGGCAAAGATAGCACTAACAGAGCAGATAGTAATTTCAACATTAAAACTCTGGATAAAGATGGTAAGCCTATTCTTAACCTGGAACACGTGGTTATAGCTACACTACTGGTAAATGGCAATGAAATTATATTGCAACGTTCATACTTGGAAAAATGGGGAACTGGTGTTAATGCCGGGCAGCTTAAAAACCACTACACTGATTTTTACCTGAATGGTGTAAAGCTGGGAACAAAAAAAGAGTACGATGCTGAGGTATCTGCTATTCTCCCTGAGGATGTTTTCCGTATGGTTACTAACCCGTTCTATTTCCCCTCTTTGCCAGCTGCTACTCAAAAGACTATGTTATTGGATATGGCTGGTAATGTATCGGATCAGGATGTAGCTGCTTTGAAACCTGAATACTTGGAACTGCTGAGCCAGATAACAGGTAGGAGCCTGGAGCAATTTAAGAAAGAAACATCCTCTAAAAAGAAAGCAATCCAGGATGAGCTAAAGGAACTCCCTGCTCGTATTGATACTGCTAATCAGATGATGCCTGAACCTGAGGACTGGGTAGCTTTGGATCAGGAACTGGAGGAAAAGAAAGCTCGTTTGAAAGGGATTGATGAGCAAATATCTGATAAATCAAACTCTGTAAAGGCTGATTATGAAGCCAAAAGCAATATCCAGAAAAAGATAGGTGAAAAACGTTTGGAGCGTACCCGTAAGGAGTCCGAGATCAGAGAAAAGGTTAATAAAGCGAATGGTGAGGCACGTTCATCTATCAATGATCTGGTATATAAGATACAGAATTTACAGGGTGATATTCAGCGTAAAAAAGGGAATCTTTCTACGATTGATACCCAGATAGGGAACCTGAATACAGAGCTGGATACGCTCAGGGGTGAATATCGTATTATCAATGCCGAACAGTTGGTGTACCCTGATGGTGCTTTTGTCTGCCCTACTTGTAAACGTACCCTGGATGCTGAGGATATTGAGACAAAACAGCGTGAAATGCTGGCTAATTTCAACCAGAATAAATCAAAGCGTTTACAGCAGAACCAAGCTACAGGTAAATCTAAGGCAGGAATAATATCCGAACTGCAAAAAGATCGTGAGAATACTCTGGCTGAGATCAGCAAAATGGAGAGCGAGCGGGATAATTTAGAAGCTCAAAAGAAGTATCAGGAGGAAAATCTGCCAGCTGCCCAGGATGCCCAGAAACTTATAGAGGCAGATACTGACTGGATCCGTATGGGTAATGAGATAGCAGAGCTGGAAAATCAAATGAACGTTGAAATTAAACCAGTGGATGTATCAGAACTCCAGGAGGGGAAACGTGTGCTTTCTGATGCTATTACCGATCTACAGAAACGACTGAATAAACGTGAGACTATTGAGCGTGCGGAGAAACTAATTCAGGAATTTGAAGATAAAAAGATCCAGAATAATGATGCTTTGGCTAAGCTGGAAAGAACAGAGTTTATTATTACAGACTTTCAGAAAGCAAAGGATAATGAACTGATGAAGCGTATTAACGGGCTATTCTCTCTGGTTTCTTTCTCCTTTGTTGATGAGCAGCTGAATGGTAACGAAAAGATTACTTGTGTTTGTACCGTGGATGGTGTTCCTTTCCCTGATCTAAATAATGCCACTAAGATTAACGCTGGATTGGATATTATCAATGCTATTTGCCAGGCAAAGGGAATATCCGCACCGATCTTTATTGATAACAGGGAAAGCGTAAACCAGCTCATTCCTACAGTGTCTCAGGTTATCAACCTCTCTGTAAGCACTCACT